ACTCTCTTCTTCATTATCAACCACCTACGATTTGAACTTCGGTGATATGACCAGTAGCAGCACCATTTCCGTCAGGCTTGACAGAGAACTTGATTGAGTTTGAAAGTGTTGCAGTGCCAGTGAAGGCAGCATATCCAGATGAGTTTAGAGCAACTGTGATAGTTGTATCGGTGACTGCAGTAACAGCAAGGTGGGCAATTCCACTATCGTATGCTGCAACAGAAGAACCCGTACAAGTTACATAATCACCAACAACAAAAGGGTGAGATGGAGTTCTTCCGTCTTGAGCACATGTAATAACTGTATTGGATGCACCTGTGGTGATCGCAGTAATTTGTCCTCTCTTTGGAGAAGCACACTTTACAAGTTCCGATGACTCCTTTGGAATATGAAAATCGTTTCCTTCTACTGCTGTTGGATTTCCACCCCAAGCAACGTGAATTGCATCAGAAGCATCAGCAGTAAAACGATAGATACCACTATTCACAATAACAGCAGAAGACTGAGCAGCATTACCACCTGTGCAAGATACTGCCGCAACATTTTGTACAACTTTTAAAACGGACATGTTAAACTCCGAAGATAATTCTTTCCTATATTTTATTTATCTAAAGATTGCTTTTGCTGCTTTAATAATTTAGATAGTTCCGAAGTAGAACCAATGAATAATGCATTTGTTACATTTTGTGCCTGAGACTTTTTAGGATTTTCAATATCATGTACTTTCTTTTGTAAATCAATTAATTTATCTGTAACATCACCTACTGATTTAATTAATTGACCTGCAACTTCATATGCTCTGGGGTGATCCGATTGTTGAGCCAATTCTAATGCACCTTGAACTGCCTCTTGACCTTTTTCTATTAGAGTATATAATTGTGCTCTACTGTAATCATAATCACTTTTTATATCAGATCCATCTTTTGGTGGTTGTGTAATTTGAGTATCTGTAGGTTCCTTAACAATTTCGCTAGAAACTTCAAATACTTCATCTAAACCATCAAACTGGTTCATCTTGTCCCGTGATTGGGTTCCACTGTTGTCCATCTGTAAACTCCGAGAAGGTATCATTAAATCCAAAATCATCACCCCAATCAGCAGTACTTGGATCGGGTTCTACCGTATAACGTAATTCACGTGCAGCAGTAGTATCCACTGTAGTGTAGGTATCGGCAATAACTTTACGAATTTCTTTACCACTATTGTCAGTAACAGGTCCGTAAATATATGTTTTTACTGTAAAGTTTAAAGTATATATTAAAGTTCTCCTTTCCTCGTAGTCACCTTCATATTCATCTTTATATTGAACATCATTTAGAACTACAGGGAAGTCTTTCTTCTCTCCGATTTCAGGTAACACATTAACTGTGATGGAATAAAATGGTTGAAAGTACGGTAAAATTTGCTCTACAATTTGTAAAGAATCATCTTGATTTTTAGATAGAATAGATAGTTCAAAACCTAAGTTATATGGAACAGGCATATAAACTGTTTTACCATCAACACCTCGTATAGTTTGTGTTGGTGAAACTTTTCTGGAAGCATCATATGCAATACTAGTCATTTCAAATGCCATTCTTGGTAATACAATAGCAGTGCTCTTTTTTGAGTCTTGTAAATTACCAATCTGCCTAATACGTGCCAACCATTTTTGTTGGTTGCCATATGAAAGAGGTACTTTCATTGACTCAACTACAGTGCCATTTTTCCTTCTGATTTCAATGTTATTAAACAAAGTACCAAAAGCTATGACACTTTTCCTGAATACCTCATTGTATGAATAAGTACCTAACATTACACGCTGCTCCCAAAATTACCAATTTCACCAAATGGATTGTGTTCAGTGAAATCTAAAATACTATCAGCTTCCTGTTCATAATATTGATTATCATCATATTCGCTGTTAGTATTATTTATTGTATTATAAGTATAAGGACTCCAAACTGCATTAGATGTCAATCCTTTGACTGAATCTACAGTGTTGAAAGTTCCATTTCTGTTGATAATTTCCAACTCTCTTGTAACTGGATTCCAAGATTTTACCTCAGCACTTACTGCCAATGGAGATGTTTCCAGTGTAAATCCTGGTGCAGAAGTATATCCAGAACCAGGATTTAGAGTTACTCCAGTAACAAGTCCACTGCTGTTTACCTGTACAGTTCCTGTGGCTTGAGTTCCACCAGCAGGAGGTGGTGTAAATGTAATTGTTGGTGGGTCGTTCGGGTCATATCCCTCTCCACCATCCCAGACAGTAAATCCAAGAGTCCAATCAGCATGAGTGTATGCAACAACAGCATCATGATTTGTGCTTCTTACTGTTTCCCCAATGGTATAATGACCAGTTCCACCAGGGTCCATTACCAGCTTCATTGAAGATGAACGAGACGTTTCTACCGCATCAATTTCTGCAACTCCAGTATCGAGATCTTCATCGCTATATTCAAAGATTTCTGTTTTTAGATTCCAAACAAAATTCTTTCCAAATTGATAGAACGGTGATTCATATTCAACAAAATTAATTTGAAATAGTTTCTTTGCAAGTGGAAACCAAATTAAGTCACCTTCATTTGGTCTACCTTCCACCATCAATGCTGCATTATCATCAACTGCTTCTGTAAATCTTTTTCTTGAAATTACAAATTCCATCTGATCTGTAATTCTTAAACCAAATTTACTATACAATTCACCATCACCACCAAATCCTGTAGTATCTGCAATATATGCTTCAATTGCATATGCACCATTGAATGTTGACAAAGTATCTTCACCAAACAAATGATCTTCCTTAACTAAAGATCTAGGGATATAATAGACATCCCTACCAAACATTTTAATTTGCTCTATAACAAGACTTTCATGTAAGTCTTGCTCTCCTTGAATTGAGTATGAAAAATAAGGATTAGTTGCCATTTTATCCGATCATGTCCAGTGGTGGTAATTCGTATGTTGATCTTAACTCTTCATCTAATTTATGCAATTCATCAATAGCATTATTATAAATCATTTCACCATTCATAGTAACTCCACCAGGAAGTTGAACATTTTGATACTTAGTTAAATTTTGACCCCAATACTTTTTAATCATTGAAGTTGCATAATCTTTAACCCAAAGTTCATTGTAAACTTTAGTGTATGCAGTGGGATCTACAGCACGTTGGCATTCAAAAATCATATAATCACCATCATGTACATCTGCTCCCCAATCCATATCAATATAAAGACGATTTCCTGCTCTATTATATCTAATTGGTTTGAAGTGTTCTAGTATAAAATCAATCATACTTAAGTGAGTTTGAATCATATAATAATGATAAAATTGTGTTGATGTAAAATCATACAAATCATTCAAACGAATTTGATAACGAATATCAAACATGTTTGCTGTACCCTTATCCGTAAATCCAAAAATATTATCTACCGAAATAACCCACTCAGGAACAGTAATAAAATTTTGCATCTCTTTGAACTCTGGTGGACCAGAACTCACAACAGTATTTGATCTAGCTGCATCAATTTCTGCCTGAGTAAATTGATGCTTTAGATATACTCTTTCTATACCATCAAAATGAAACTCATTAAATTTTTGAAGAGTATAATCTAAAGCATCATCAATTTGATCATCAGAGACATTGATTTCTAATACTGGTTTACCTAGCTTACGTAGGCAATATTCCTTAAGTGTTGCTTTTGAATTTGGTTTTGCCATGTCCTTAGAGTGGTAGGTAACGGAGTGAAACGTTTACACCAGATGCAGGTGCGGTATTTAATGAAACTACAGGTGAGAATGTTGCAGTTGTTGTGACGGTATTAACTGCAGTAACAGTAAATGTAATATTTTCTGCTGATGAGCTACCACCAACTAATAATCCACTAATTGTAATAGTATCACTTACAGCATAGTTAGTTCCACCATTGTTTACAGTAACACCAGTAATTTGACCAGATGACCCTCTAGTGACATTGAATGTTGCTCCTGTTCCAGAACCAGATGTTGTCGAAGCAACACCAGTATAAGTTTGATTTGCTTCACCCGAAACAGTTGCTCCAGTTGGTGTTCCAATTGTTGAAATTTCTGCCCTTCTTAATGCAGATAGGTTATTTGCAGATAATGTAATAGTCGTTCCTGAGATATTAGTAATAGTTGCGTTTGATGCAATACCAGTTCCAGAAACTGGTTGACCAATAACTAAACCAGTAGCAGATGAAACAACAATTGTATTTTCTCCCCTGTGACCAGTAACACCAGAAAGAATCTTTTGATCATAATAACTATAATCAAATCCTGGAGTTTGAACTAAACCACCAACAATTACTAACATATCAGCACCACTATTTGATCTTCCAGATAATGCTGTGAATGCTGTTTGGGATCCATCACCACCATAAGGAACATTTGAATATGTCAATGAATCTCTGCTAATATTAATAGCGTTACCAGCATCATTATATGTTACAGTAACACCAGAATGAGTTGCATTTGTTGTTAATGCTGCACCTGCTGCATCTTGTGCTCTTTCATCTGTGAAGTATAAGTTAGTTCCTTCTGTTAAGTTTGTGGTGCTCTTTGCAGTAAATGCAGTATCAAATCTTGCTTGTGTATAGTATAAGTTAGTTCCTTCTGATAAGTTTGAAGTTGTTTTAGCACCAAAAGCAGTATCAAAACGTCCTTGTGTATAGTAAAGATTGGTTCCCTCTCCAATGTCTGTAGTTGTTGCAGATGCTCCAACAGTTGCTCTACCCTTTGCATCAACTGTAATCTTTGTATAAGTTCCAGCAGTTACACCAGAATTTGCTAATGTAAATGGAATGGTGATATTTGCAGATCCATTAAATGAAGTTGCAGTACCAGTACCATCACCAGAGATACCAATTGTTCTGGAGGTCTGTAAAGTTGTTGCTGTTGAAGCATTTCCTGTTAGTGAACCAATAACTCCACCATTTGCAGTAATTGCTCCAGTGAATGTTGATGTTCCAGTTACTGCAAGAGTTGATGATAGTGTAGTTACCCCAGACACACCCAAAGTTCCAGAGATTGTTGTATTACCAGCAGCAGATGTTACACTAAACTTGGTATTTGTACCATCTGTGATTATGAAGTCTTCACCAGCACCAGCAGATCCCACAATGGTTAGACCAGCATTTGCTGTAATTAAACCAGTAACTCCGAGGGTTGATGATAATGTAGTTGCACCAGTTACACCTAATGTGCTGCTTAGAGTCGTTGCTCCAGTAACACCTAAAGTTGATGATAATGTTGTAGCACCAGTAGCAGCAAATGTTCCACCAATAGATCCATTACCAGTTGTTGTTAGCGAACCTGTAAAAGTTGCAGCAGATGTAGCAGGATTAAATACAAATCGATCAGTTCCACTTGAGTTTTTAATTGATAAAGTACCACCAGTCAATGTAACTGATGATGTTGTGGAAAATGTATTAGATAATGATACTGGAGCATTAAAGGTTGAAGTTGCATTGACTGTTAATGTATCTGCAGATGCATCTCCAAGTGTAGAGCTTCCATTTGCAGTAAGTGTGCCAGTGAGAGTAGTGTTGCCAGTTACATTTAAAGTTGATGATAAAGTTGTAGCACCAGTTACCCCAAGTGTTCCACCAACTGATGTATTGTTTCCAACAAATAATTTCTTAGCAATTGCCACACCACCAGCAGTTGAGATCGAAGCATTGGTATCTGTAGATGATGTTGCATCTGATGTATTTGACTGTCTAATTACACCAGAATATGACTGAGTACCTGTATAGTTTACACCACCATCAACAATTTGATCACCGTAAACTTTTAAGTTTCCACCAACAACAAAATTTCCCTGGACTGATCCACCACCTGTAACTCGTAATGCACCACTTAGTGCAAATAGTCCAGTAGTTGTTGCTGCTGTGGCATTGGTGATTGAAGTAATACCACTTACACCTAAAGTTGATGATAATGTTGTAGCACCAGTTGCATTTAGTGTGCCTGCAATTGCAGTGTTTCCGTTTGATGCAGTAATATTAAATTTATTACTATTAACAGATACATCACCTGTAACACCTAAAGTGCTGCTAAGTGTAGTCGCACCAGTAACACCTAAAGTGCTGCTAAGTGTTGTTGAACCAGTAACATTCAAAGTTCCAGCAATTGATGTATTGCCATTAGTTCCAGTAACTGTAAATTTATTAGTATTAATTGTTAAATTACCACTTTGAGTGATATTTACAATATTGAGTAAATTTCTAGTAGAATCAATAACTGCTGTATTATTAATTCTATATTCTTTACCCGATGCTAAATCAAAATGTTCAGATGATGTCCATGCTGTAGTTGAGTTAATCCAACTTAAAGATTTATCCGTGGTTCCTTTCAATATTACCCCACCACCATCAGCTGTTGTATTAGATGGAGTAGCAACAGAACCCAGTTCGATGTTTTTATCATCGATGGTCATTGTCACTGAATTTACTGTTGTCGTAGTACCATTAACAGTTAAATTACCAGTAACAGTAATATTTCCACCAACTGATAAGTTTGTAGAAGCACCAGATAATGTAACTGGTGCATTAAATGTTGAAGTTGCATTAACCGTAAGTGTATCTGTGGATGCATCACCCAATGTTGTGTTTGCATTTGCAACCAAGTTATTTGAGAGTGTGGTCACCCCAGTTACACTAAGAGTACTTCCTAATGTAGTGGCACCACCAACTCTTAACTGTGATGCAATACCAACCCCACCAGATACGACTAAAGCACCAGTATTTGTTGCACTAGAATCAGTAACATTTGAAATTGTTGTGATTCCAGTAACACCTAGTGTGCTGCTTAAAGTTGTTGCTCCAGTAACACCTAGTGTGCTGCTTAAAGTTGTTGCTCCAGTAACACCTAAAGTATTATTGATTTGAGCAGCACCAGTAAGAGTTGTTGCTCCACCTACTCTGAGTTGTGCTCCAATACCAGCACCACCAGTTACAATCAGAGCACCAGTAGAGGTTGAGGATGCATCAGTAGCATTTGTAGTTACAATCTGACCAACCGTATCAACTCTTCCAGATGAAGAAGTAACATTAAATTTGAATGGTGAAGAACCATCGTTATCAACTGAGATATTACCTTTGAAAATCGTATTTCCACTGTAACTAACAGCACCATCTACGTCGAACTGACCGTAAATTTTAAGTGACCCACCAACAACCAAACCGTTAGCAATTGAAGCACCACCATCAACTTTCAGGGCACCATAAGTTCCTAAAGATGCATATGCAGATCCAGCAATAGCTCCAGATATATTAGTGTTTGTTGTGTTTTGAATGTTGACTGTAGAAGCAGACTGAGTTGTTAAATTACCAGTAAGAGTGGTTGCACCAGTTACTGCAAGGGTTCCAACAATTGAAGTGTTACCAGAAGCAGAATCTACCGTGAATTTATCAACAGCAGAAGCATTTTGAATCTTGAATAACTCGGTTGCTGCAGTATCAGATCCAACAATCGTTACGTTCTTGTTTAAGGTAACG